CGAAGGAGTACCACAAGGAAGATGTAATAGATTTTGAGTGTGATATGGACATTGAACTAGATGACGAGGAATGAATATATATACCCCCACAGGAAAGAAGTTAGAGAGTTGGCCATTATGGGTCAGGAGATTAACAGATGAAGGAATGGTTCTCAAGAGTAGGGTCATGGAGTTGGAAAAAGAGAATAAGGAACTTTCCAAAGAGGTGACTGACTTGAAGGTTAGGTGCTGTGATATATGGAAGCAGTTAACTGAGGAACAAGCTCGTAATGTTAAGTGAGAGTACCCAAGGGTTACAATCCGATCTTCTGGAGAAAATTCGGGCGAGCTATATCCGAATCTCATGCCGAATTACCGAGGTGCGACTTGAGAAAGCTAGGGCCACCACCCTTGCAATTAAGCCAAGAGACATTGGAACGGATAAGGAAGGTTGGCAAATTGGTGAAAAAGAAATCCCGTGTAACTCGCTCGAAGAAGCAATCATCGTAGGGATAGAGATACTCAATCGTGGCTAAAATAACCTATGCTGACGAAATAGACGCACGCTTTGGCGTGCCTTGGACAGATGACTTTAAGTATGATAGAGGAGAGTTGAAGTGTGCATTATCAGATGAGGAGATAGATAGACTAACTGTACAAGATCCTGTACGTGCCGAAACACTTACACGCTTGCTCCTTGACCAACCAAACAGCGAGAAGGAAGATCCAATCGAATGGGGTTGGACTCTTCCTGGGTGGCGTAGAGTCATGGAAAATTGGAAGGATACAAAGATTCATGTTTGCTTGGGTGGTAACAGGAGTTCCAAGACAACCTTCGCATCTCGCCTACTTGTACACTTGGCGCAGAACATACCCGAAGCAGAGATACGTTCTTTGCATGTCAGTGAGGAAAGAAGTATATCAGATTCCCAGCGTTATATATGGGATTCCCTTCCGGCAAGGTACAAGAGAAGCAAGAAGAAGAGTGAGAATCATTCACTGCAATATACACAGAAGAATGGATTTAATGCTGGCAAAGCAATCCTGCCACCCACACATCCAGATGCCGAGCGAGGAAGTACGATATACTTTAATAACTACAGGCAGTTCATGGCAGACCCACAAATCTTTGAGGGATGGGCAGCCCATTGTATACATGCCGATGAAGAAATTCCTGAGAATATTTTTAACACGCTATTGGCAAGACTTACAGATAATCATGGTCGCTTAATTCTGACCTTTACTACTCTGCAAGGATACACGCCATTAGTTAATAGTTTACTGAAAGGAGCTACGACAGTCAGGTCAAAGTATAGTGCGTTAATGGATAAGGAACTACCCCTAGAGCAAGTGTCTGCTAATTGGCCTGACTGTCGCATATATTACTTCTGGTCACAGGATTCACCATTTGTAGATGCAAATGAACTTGTGCGTACCTATTCCAAGCAACCACAAGAGGTAAAACTTGCTCGATTATTTGGTATACCAAGTAAGAGTTTTGAAGGAAAGTTCCCAAAATTTCAGCGTGAGACAAATGTAATTGAGCATAGTAAGATACCATTCATACTAGACCCATCTGTAAATGTAACCCGTTACTTTATCTGCGATCCGGGTGGTAGTAAACCTTGGGTTGGATTATGGGCAGGTGTAACGAAGGACAAGAAGATATACATCTATCGTGAGTTCCCTGACAGTACAATGGGAGCATGGGCAATCCCACACATTAATGGTGCTGGTAAAGCAGTGGGTAAGCCTGGCCCTGGACAACGTCCTCTAGGTTGGGGGTACAGTGATTACAAGGATTACTTTGAAGCACAGGAAGATGGTGAGGAAATATTTGAGCGGATAGTTGACCCAAGAATGGGTGCAGCCACAGTGCGTACAAAGGAAGGGGAGAGTAATATAATTAATACGATGAGTAACATGGGATTTGTATTCCGTGCTGCACCTGGTGTGTCCATAGACTCAGGTATTGCGAAGATCAATGATGCACTATCATGGGATGACACAGAACCAATGACTGATAATAATTGCCCACAACTTTACTTCTCCGATCAGTGCGAGAATACAATATCATCCATGCTTGAATATGCAGGAGAGAGTAAGAGTGATTACTTCTCTGACCAAATTGATTGCCTGCGTTATTTATTTGTAAGTGGAGCAGAACATATCACCCATCGTGACATTCAAGTCACAGGTGGTGGTGGGTATTAGATTTATGAAGACTAGACTGACAGAAGAATTTACTTTTGAAGCGGCACACAGAATCCGCAATAAACGAAAGGAATACGGAGAACTTCACGGACATACTCATAAAGTATATGTTACTATAAGTGGAGAACCTGACCAAGAAGTCGGGTGGTTAATCGATCAGCAAGAGTTTCGTGGGATCGTTGGCAGAGTAGTCAAGCGCTTAGACCATAGGTATCTAAATGAAATCATGGAGCAGACTACCGCAGAAAGTATAGCTCTGTATTTATTCAAGGAATTAGAGAAGAACTTATCATTTAATCATTTAACTTTAGATTCCGTAAAAGTCTGCAAGACAACAACGCAAGCGGAGGTATCTGCATGGAAGTAAGATTAGTTTACCTAGCAGGAGCAATCTATGAGATGGATGATACCTGTGTGAGGTGGAGAAAGGCTGCAAATACTATCTTACGCAAAAAAGGTATAATGAGCATTAAGCCAACAGATGCTGATTACAGAGGGCAAGAAAGTATCGCTGGAATGCCAAAGGAAATAGTAGAAAGGGACAAACGGGATATAGTCTCTTGCGATACAATCCTAGCAAAGTGCGATCACCCGTCATGGGGTACAGCAATGGAAATTATGTTTGCATGGAGTTTACATAAACAAATTATTGTAGTCACAAGTTCCATGTCTCCTTGGATTAGATACCATGCAGACTATGTGTTTCCAACACTTGATGAAGCACTTAACGCAATGGAGTACCCTAAGTTTAACCCTGGTGTTACGCAATGATTGTAATGCCATCGAACAATGCTAAAGGGATAGTTCATTATTGGGCTGGACTTGGGTATCCTGTTGGTTGGTTATTTACTCCTGAGTCAGCAGTTAGAGAACCTGTGTCTTGGATTCCTTATGGAATAGATAATGGTAGATTTAGCGTTTGGTCATCTGGTAAAGAATGGAACGAGTTTGATTTTACTAAGATGTTAGATTACTACCAAGAAACTATATTAAAGCCTCGCTGGGTAGTAGTGCCAGATTGTGTAGGAGATCGTGACCAAACACTTAGGGAATGGGAAAAGTGGCATCCTATTTTAGAACAGTCCTACGATCTCACATGGGCGTTCTGCGTACAAGATGGAATGACTCCACAAGATGTACCACAAGAAGCATCTGTTATTTTTGTAGGAGGTACAAAAGAATGGAAGTTGAGGAATTTAACTATGTGGACAGAGTCCTTCAATCGAGTTCATGTAGGAGCAATAAATTCCTTTAAAGTGCTAATGAGATGTAAGGAATTAGGTGTGGAATCAACAGATGGGACAGGTTGGTTTCGTGGCCCAAAAATGACCGAGGCACTAGAAAGATATTTTAAAGTACAGTCAGGAGAAATCAAAATGCCCGTGCAACAGGAACTTGTATTAGATTGACTACATTAGGTGCATAATGTAGTTTTATGCTACACATGCTCTCAGCCAGCGACCCAGAACTATTATACGTATCTAAAGAGCCTGACATCGCTTACCTTGCGGAAGCATACAAGCGTACTCAGAGTGACTTGGGTGAGTGGTTAGATCGCAGGCAAAGAGATTACGATACCCGCCATTGTTTATGGGCAGGTAAATCGGATGATTTTAAGAAGCACGCTTCACAGAGTTCAACAGGTGAGGTATTTCCGTGGGAAAGTGCTAGTGACAGTGAAGTCCGTATGGCAGATGAGTTAATCTCCTGCCGTGTGGCAATGAGCATGAATGCGATTAGACGTGGTCACATTGTAGCCACACCAACAGAATCAAATGATGTTGAGCGTGCCAATGTGGTCAGCATGTTCTTACGATGGTTAATTAATTCCAAGATGCAAGAGTTCTACCCAGAGGTTGAGCTTGGATTAAACCATCTATTTGAGAAGGGCATGATGGTACATTACTGCTGGTACGAGAACCAAGAACTCAAACAACAGCAAACCATTAGCCTGGAGGAAATCGCTCAAGTCCTTCCACAGATTGCCGGAGCAATCCAAGATGGAAGTATGGACGAGGAACTCACAGAAGTTTTAAAAACGCAGTTTGATATTAGCAAGTCCAAGGCACGGGCAATGTTAAAGGAAATGCGTAAGGATGGAGAAACAACAGTACCTGTAACACGCCAAGTTGTAAGCAGACCAAAGATCAAGGCACTTGCACCAGATGAGGATGTGTTTTGGCCAAGCTATTGTATAGATCCACAAGAAGCACCATATATGTTCCATGTGGTATCCATGACCCCTGAGCAATTAAGGTCTAAAATTAATACCGAAAAATGGTCAGAAGAATTTGTGGATGCTGCTATTGAACTAGCAGGGCAAGGCGAGGATACAGATCAAAACATCTATCAATTGCGTGAGGATGATGAGTTCACCAGAGATAACGAGAATAGCCTTGTTAGAATAGTGTACTGTTATCAAAGACTATTGGATGAGGATAATGTGCCAGGTATTTACTGCACGATTTATCATAGCAATATTACAGATTTATATGCCAAGCACCAACTGCTTGACTACTCACATGGACAGTATCCATTTGTTGTAACCACACTTGAGAAAACAAGTAAGAAACTTTACTCCTCTAGGTCATACCCAGAACTGATTGAAAGTTTACAGCAGGTACTCAAGGCAGAAACGGATGCAGGAATTGATGCACAATCATTAGCAACTTTACCACCCATCGAGTTCCCAATGGGTAGATCACCTGCTAGATTCGGGCCTGGGGTAAAGATTCCATACCGCACACCTGGTGAGGTAAGATTTGCAGATACTCCTCGTGGATCAGTATCCAATGTCGAGCTACGAAGATATATACAGGAACAAGCAAATAGATACTTTGGTAGGAACGCACCTGGTGTAGATCCAATTGAGGCACAGATGAAACAACAGGAGGTGATTGATAAAGTATTTCACCACCTTAAACATGTGCTTGATCAAGTATACTCTCTTTATCAACAGTATGGCCCTGACCAAGAATACTTCCGTGTCACAGGTATGCAGGACATGCAGAAGTATGATAAGGGCAATCCTGGAGAACGATTTGATTTTTACATGCAGTTTGATGCTGCAACACAAGACCCAGAGCAAATGCTTGAGCGTGTAAAAGCAATTGCACAACTTGGCGCACAACTCGATAAGAATGGTACGCTAGACACTGAGCGATTATTACAGATTGCAGTTGGTCAGATTTTACCGGGGGCTGCGGAAAGTATTATGCTTCCCAAGGAAACCGCATCACAAAAAGCAATGGATGAGGAAAGACAGACCATTGCAGAAATCTATGCTGGTGTACCACCCAATGTTAAACCTAATGATGCCCATGAGATGAAGTTGCAGATATTCCAGCAATGGTTACAGCAACCCGATGTGGCACAAAAGGTACAACAAGATCCTGCCTTACAGGAGCGTATTCAGAACTACCTGCAACAAAGACAGATGCAAGTTCAACAAAAAGCGAACGCTGAGATTGGTAGGCTAGGAGCAGCACCAACACAATTTGGAACAACAGGAGCAGCATCAACAGGAGGATAAGATTATGCCAATGGGAAAAGGGACTTATGGGACAAAGGTAGGTAGACCACCTAAGAATAAAAAGAAGAAGTGTGGCAAGCGGAAGACCAAGTAAAGTAAATAGCCCAAGGCGTATCCGTAAAGGTGAACCTGGTTATGGAAAAAAGAAGTTTGTAGTCTATGCTTCTGAAGGTGGAAAGAAAAAGACTATTCGTTTTGGTGACGCAAATTTAAGTATCAAGAAAAACCAACCTGCTCGCAAGAAAAGCTATTGTGCAAGGTCAGGTGGTATTAAGGGAAAAAGTACAAAACTAAGTGCCAACTATTGGTCACGCAAAGCATGGAATTGTTAAATGAGTCTATACAAAAACATACACGCTAAAAGAAAACGTATAAAAAAAGGTAGTGGTGAGAAGATGAGAAAGCCTGGATCGAAAGGCGCACCAACTGCGAAGGCATTTAA